TAACACTGTCGACACTGTACTTCTCTACTTGTTTTTTAAGGCCTCCTGTGAAATCTGAAGGAAGTAAAATGTTTCCATAACAGTGGCCCGACTTTCCGATAGGGTCAAATACAAACTTAGGGACTTGGTAGAAGGACATGACAGAGGAGAGTATGGTTGATACGCTGAGGAGTTACATGACTCTTGAGCAAGATTTTGCGCTTCGTAGGTTTCAGGATTCTTTAGCTTTACTTGAGACCAAAGAAACAGCTGAGGCGCTCAGCATAGTTTACGCCAACTATTTAATTCGGGGTGCTTTGCTTGAAAACATCGTCAAGTGGTGCATCGAAAATGATGTCGAACTCCCTTGTTTCGGCGACCTCATAAGCATGTAGACAAAAAAAAGGAGAGGCTTTCGCCTCCCCGTGGGTGCGGTTGCAAGGAGGTCAGAACTCTAACCCAGCGGCTTTTAGGGCCGCTTTCTGGTCGTCGGTCAGCTCCTTGGGGTCGCTCTTCTTGTTTGCAGAAGGAGGCTCTGCTTTGGCTTTCTTAGGGTCGCCTGCCGTGGGAGGAAGAGACTGGAGTGAAGCCGGAGCTTCTCCTTCAAGACGCTTCGGATTAGCCTCGATAAATGAGGCCTTTAGTGCCGAGTGATCTTCTCCCAGAGGAAGCTCAACCAGATTCGCACCGGGGATATGAGAACGAAGTGCAGCTGATACCAAGTCTCCTCCATCCGACTCCAGCCAGGTAGAGATGTCCTCAATGAGTTGCTTTTCGTCGTCTGTTTGGACAGGCCGGTCTTTGAACTCAAGGGCGTTGTAGTTAATCTTTGCACCATCAGCACCCGTTACAGAGTCCCTTTCAGTGAAAGATTTTTGCACAAACTTGGTGCTGGTGATCACCTCACCAACATTGATGCGGTTGTTGTAGAGCGTCTGGAAGTACGAAATAAAGTTCTTCTGGCTCGACTTACCACTAATGATGCTCGTGCAAACGCATCGTGGAGGAAGAAGACGGTGAGAAGGTGTAACGCCGATATAACTAATACGAATAAACTCTTCATGCGAGCGCATGCCGAGGTTACCAAAAAACGGCGTGAACCCAAGTAGGACAAACTCGATGGGTATACCATTGTCGTTGCTGTCCACGATGGCCGCGTCAGGGTCATTGTCGGACTTCCAACGACGCGCTTGAAGATCGATGCGGAGCGTGTGCGGCGGTACTTGACAGAGAATTTCATCGGCCGAAAACTTGCCTGCGATAAAAACCATGACGAATCAGAGAGAAAAATCCAGAGAACCGAGAGCGGCAGTTGAAACGCGACCCTTTTCTGGGTCGGCAGCTTTTTTAGGTGTGGAACGCTGAGTCCGAGGCAGGTAGACGATCTTGTCTACTCCGTAATTAATGAACTTCTTTTCCTCTTTCTCTGAGGTGCTGACCCGACCCACAGCAATAGTTGGTGTTCCGGGTGGAAGTTCTGCGAGCTGGCCCGAGAGTTCGTTCCAGCAGCTTAGCTTCATCCAAGTAGTCTCCTGTTCTTCCTCGCGCCAAGCGATAGACCTATTGGTGACAGTAAAGTCCCCAAGCTGAGTCTCCTCTGCTTTAGGACCTAAACCACCAGTAGCTAGGAAGAGGTTGACTGCTAGCAAGTCATCCCAGTTGTCCTTACGGACAATCAGAATTGGTTGCATCTTTAGAGTTCCGTCGGGGTCTGACTTAGTAGGTCCGATCGCGAGGAAGGTCTCGTCTTCTTTAAGTTCCTTTAGAAGCTTTCCCACATAGTGATCCGCTTTCTGAACGAGAGAGATCCTCGTGGTCGTCTTCTTATCACTGGAGGGCAATGCAACTGCATTGACGTTCACAGTGCCGTCGTCTTCGAGAGGCTCATCTTTAACTTTGAGTCCAAGAATGAAAACGTTCATGTTTGAGGATTCGGTATACCGTTGAAGTGTGGACTTTAAGCGCCTTGGCGATCTCTTTGACAGGGACGCCTTGGCTTGCGAAGACTAAGGCCAAATCCCTGTCAGCGCCAGTGGTTTTAGACGCCTTCATGTTCTTGTAAGAATTGTGGAAGGGGTTCACACAGTTCTTACGTTTGCAACTGTTCATCACAAACACGTCCTTACCGATGTCTAAGTAATCTTGTACTAATCTACGCACGTAAAATCTTCTCTTGAGTGCATATATGGCAGGCGTTCCGTTCGTATAGCTACCTGTCCATGGGCAGCATTCTTTCTTGGGGAAATCGCTGTAGGCGAGTCTTCTGAACAGCTCGCTGAGCTTGCAGGGAGCGATCTCCTCGTAGGTCAAGGAGAAAGCATCCGCCTTTAAGGCCCTGGCGATATCGGATGCCTGAGCCTGAGCGTGGCTCCCATCGTTTGCCGTCAGATCAAGTGCTATCTCTTGATTGTCTCGTTCGAGAATCAGACAGTACTTAATAAATGTCATTCGGCTGCCATTCCGCAGCCTGTTTTAGCACTAACTCAACGTCCCAAGCGGGAGCTGTTAAGAGTGGGCATAGCGTGCGCCATACCCACAAGCGACGCTTAAGCGCCTGCAAGAGCTTTCCACTTTTCATACTCTGATCCTCCAGGTGCGTTCGGGCCTCGGGTTTTACCTTGGGCCGAGTAGTCTTGGAAGGCTTTAAAGATATCAGCGGCAGAACGACCAGCAGATTGAGCTGCCGCAACGTCAGCACCACCAAAATAGTTAGCACCTTCCGGGTTTCCTTCTACCGTGGCGCTTAAACCAATACCAGTAGAGCTTCCACCACCACCACCGCTGCTCGAAGGCTGCGGTTCGGGCTGCTTAAACTCGGCAGTTAGTTGTCCGAGTTCATTCTCGCCTCCGGGAACGTTACCCCCGCGAAGCAGGTTGATGTTTTCCTCCAGGAAATCTTTGATCTCCTGATCGCTGTACCCAGACATCCGTGCGGCTTTTAAGTCTTCCCCGCCGAAGTACTTGGCGTCTTGACCAAAGAGTGTCGAGATTTGAGGGGCTCCCTCGTAAGCCCGAGCCTCTTTGAAAACCTGCGTGGCACCCAGCTCACCGCCAGGGGGCTGAAAAGTTTTCATCGCATCAGCAAACTCACGGGTCGTAGCCTGCGCAGTGTTGACTGAACCACGAGCGAGCTGCTCGTAGAGACCACCTTCAGCACCAGGCCGATTGACCGGGTTCACTAAATCGGGGTTTTTCCTCATCCAGTCACCGATTTGTTCGTCGGTATACCCCTGATCCTTTGCCTTGACGTAATCCATGTGGCCGAAAAGCCCCGTGGCACCGTATTGTGCGGCAATAGAACCCAGATCGGCTTTTGCTGTAGACGCGGAGGGCGCACTCGAAGCGCTTTGCTCAGGCGTCAAAGAGAAGGCAGAGACCCGCGAAAACTTTGGAGCGTTAGGGCTCGTTTTATAACCGAGAACTCCACCGCGACCTTTCTCGAGGTTCTGCGTGGTAAACGAAGGAGCAAGACCCTCAAACCCGCTCAGGGAGTACCCCCCACCATCTTCATCTTCTTTGAAAAGATCGAAGAGATTCAGGCCAAAACGGTTTCCCGCAAGAAAACCTTTAGGAGCTTTATAGCGAGAAGCGGTCATTGTCTACTTGGTCTTTGGCTCCAGTATAAGTCAATTCCCGCGACGTTATTTAATATCTTGCAGTGTACGAGGGCATACCACCGAAGGAGGGTGGTGCACTTTGTTCGTTCTCCTTCTTCTCAAACTGTCGGAAACCGCCAAAAGCTTCTGGGGTTTTAGGAGCGCTGTACCGAGTTTGGTCTGCTTCGAACTCTTCGAAAGCTGTTTTTTTCTTCGCCTTACCCACTTGAGCCAGCTCTGGGTAGTACTTAAGTAGCTCTGAACCACTATCGTTCTGAGGTGTCAAAGAGAACCCAAAGTAATCTCCTGCGAAGCGAGTCATAAAACTTAGATTTTTACCCAGTCTAAGCCTTCAGTTGAATGAAGAATCGCTTCAGATCGAATCCAGGACCTACGACACCTTTAAGTACTCGCATTGTCATCTTTGCTTTTTCGTGGTCAGCGAAGTATTTAGCTTTGTCCCTTTCGCTGGTGAACGAAACCAGCTTTTTCTTCTCTTTATTTAGACAGTCGCTTACGTACTCTTCACCTCTTACGATGACCCACACTTCTTGGAAGCTAAGAAGCGGCATCGCCTGTGTGTCCGCAAGGGTGTAGAGCTTTTCCGAACACCTTACTTTCTTTTTTTTACTTTTGGTAGTTATTTGAATTTTTTTATCTTTTGCAGGCTTGCTGTTTACGTGAGCATCCCTGAGTTTTTTTTCTAAACTTCGTGCTCCGTTTGCCGCCTTTAATACTGAGTCATATACGTCTACGGTAAAGCATACGTAGTCTTCTTTTCTTACGCAGCCCACATAACCTTCATCTGTTTTGGCTGTAAATATAGTTTTGTCGGTAGTCTTTAAAATTTTTGTAATTTCCACGGAGTGGTGTAGTTTGCTTCCTTGGACCATATCAGTCTTCTGGCGGCGAGTCGAGTGGGGCTAGCCGAATTTGCAAGTGTTCCGAAGGGGTTTTGAATCCGTCCCAGAGGACTTCTACATAGATATGTCGAGCGCCTTTTTTATTCGGTTTTAAGAAAGTCCTGACTACGGTTCCTACACGTTGGTTGTACCCCATCTCAACGCATTTTTTAATCCGATCAGTATGTCTATTGAACGGGTTGGTGATGTTGTGCTGGAACTTCCGAATCTCTTTGACCCTATCTCCCTCTTTGAATTTGGGTTTGGGCTCAGGCCTTTTTCGTTTCGTTGTCGTGGTCATCACTTCTCCGCCCATGTGGGTCCAGTGCTTGCGTCGGCCTTTGCAGGCACGACTTTGAGGATAGTCTCCGCTGCCTCAAGCATGCATCGTTCGAGAATATCTTTATATTCTTTCACTCTATCTTGCTTAGCTTCCAACACAATTTCATCGTGAACACATGCTACAAGGAAAGCATCTTCGCCAAGATGTTCATTCAATTTAGCCAGAGACAACTTGAGGATGTCCGCTCCTGCTCCTTGGATCAAGGTGTTTGCGCTGACGGTCATAGTCGCGTCGTCGTAACTAAGTAACCTCCGTCTTCCCGTTGGAGTCCTGACGTAAGTCCATCCGTCTTCGACAAGTGCTGCGCGTTCCCTATGCCACTGCTTGAGTCGTGGATATGCCCTGTGGAAAGCTGAGTGAGCAACCTTAGCGTCCGACAGTGATATCACCTTTCCTGACTGCGCTGCATACGTTTTGTACTTGCGGAAACCCATGCCGTAGAGCAGCGCAAAATTGAGCGTCTTGCCATCTTGTCTTTGATGCTTTTTGACCTCTTCGAGGGGGACCTGATAGATCAGACTTGCTGTAACCGTATGAAGGTCGTGACCCTCCTGAAAGGCTTTGATCATCTGAGGGATATTGATCAGCTCTGCACCCAAGCGCAGCTCAATCTGACTGAAGTCGCAGATGATCAGCTCAAACCCAGGAGTTGCTACGAAACACTCCCTAAACTCTGTCCCTCGTGGGATTTGCTGGGCGTTAATAGCGAAGTGGTCTTTGATCTTCTTGGCTGTGACTTTTTTAGCTCCAGAGGAGGTAAAACGACCTGAGTTAGCTCCGTACTGGTTATATCCGCTGTGTATCCGTTGAGATACAGGATTGATATTTACCAGGAGTTTTTCGACGTGCTCTAGTTTGGTCTCGATTTTTGTGCGCTTTCGGTAAAGGTTTAAGAATTTGTCATCACTGTCGAACTCCGACAAGGTGACTTGATTAAGCGTTGGTTTACCTGTTGCTGGAGCGATAGGTAGTTCAACACCAAGAGCCTGGAAGCACCTGATGCACTGCACACCAGATCCGGGATTGAAATCCTTTCGCTGTCGCTTTCCGATTGCCAGTGTTCCATCTAAGTTTCGCGGAAGTTTCAGTTCCGGAGGAAGTGCCTGATCAAGCTCAGTGCAAAATTCTATAGTAACTTTGTCTAGCTCTTCGGTAATAGTTTCTTTTAGTGCTACTAACTTACTAACATCTACGTTAAATCCTCTATGGCACATTAATGCCACTGGGCGAATACATTTTGACTCCAGTCCGTAGACGTCGACTAAGGATTCTTCAACGAGTTCCTTCAGTTGGTCCGCAGCTACAGCCGGGAGCAGATCAACGTCTTTGGCCGCATATTCAATCTGTTCGATATCGAGATCCTCTTTACCCCAGTCGCTTACCTGCTGTTCCTTCGAGATCTCCAGCTCTAAGCGTCTCTCTACCACTGCCTTCAACGAGCATGAGACGTCTGCAAAGTAGGGCTTCTTAGCCTGTGGCGATATCCGCTTTTCCTTAAAGCCAGCGCGGAGGCACTTTTCCGCGATGAAGGTGTCGAAAATCTTTCCCCTAAAGTCAATCCCCATCGCCAAAAGAAACTGGAGATCAAAGTTGAGGTTGTGCCCGAGGAGCATTTCTCTTGACTCAATGAGCTCCTTGAGACCCTCAGTCGAAGGAATTTTAAAAAGATCAAGAACGTAGACAGTCCTGTCTTCGATCTTGTCGTCAGTGCTGCAGAGCTGAAGCAGTCTTGCCTTGGCTATACGAGCGTCTAACCCCGTGGTTTCGAAGTCAAGGCAAAGTTTCGGGACTGTTTGAAGTTCTTTGAGAGCTTGGTCGAACTTATTTTGATTTGATGCGAGAAAGATTTTCATGGGGTGTGTAGAAAGGGGTGCTCAAAGCACCCCGTTTTGACTTCAAGCTACAGCTGAGTAACGAGCTTTGGTACGTACACGCTTAGACCAACCTCGTACGATGAAGTCGCTAACGTCGTTCCAGATCTCAGCTGTCGTCAAACCTTCCTTAGTCAATTCGACCTGATAGACCACCCGCCGCAGCAGTTTGGAGTTTCCGTTTAGGCGACGATCTTTGGAACCAAACTCAGTTGTTTCGTGAGCCTCGACCATTCCCCACTCGGCAAGTTGGGTAAGTCCTTCGCGAAGAGCAACGTATACCGGTGACGCGTGGTAAGCCTCGGTCTTGCTTTCTTTAGCTCTAACCACGATCGGCTTTAGGTTGCCATCAGAGTCCCTAGCGAAACCACGGAAACAAGACGAGTCTGCAGAAACTTCGCCACGAAAAGCAATCTCGTTGACTGTGGCAACGGCGATCTGCCTCAGGGTCATTTTGTCTGACTTTTGCAAGGCCTTGAGGATCATCGCAGCACCCAGTGCCCTGAGGCTGTCTTGGGAACAGAGTTCCATGATCGCCTGATCGCTGCTGATGGCGATCCTTTTGTCTTGCTGGATCTGCGTGATGCGGACCATGGGAGCCCTTTTCTTACGCCCTTTGGTTTGAGGGAAGCCTTCGATCGCTACCTTCGCTGCCAACGACGCGAGCTTGGGGTTCTTTGACTCAACACTGAGAGCGAAGAGCTTGGAAGCGTCAAGCTTGCTGAAGTCGACGTGGTCTGCAAGATCGATTACCACCTCATTGGTATTGGAGGTTGCTTTGATGAGGGCGTCTGCTTCGTTGTTGTCGAGACAAGTTTCGCCAACCTTGAAGAGCAATTTCATGTGAGATGCAAAATGATGCTGCTTGAGCCTACAAACCTTTATGTGAAATGGAAATAGTGGGTTGGCTTCTTAAGATTCTTTTTGGTTTTGCTTTCTTGGGAACATTCTTTCGACGGCATCGACGAGCTCCACATGCGCACACCAATCAACTATCATCTCTGTGAGCTGTATGGCCATCAATTCGAAGTCGCAGCTTGCAAAGCGTACTCCACAGTCCTCAATAGTTAGATTTTCAACTCCATAGTTTTCCTCGATAAAATTCCTCAAAGGTATTGAGCATTCGATCAGCTCTGAGTTCTCAGTTAGTTTTATTACATTAAACATGTAAGACTCGCGCAAAAACTTTATATGAACCCCTTGATATTTGATACTAGTTTCGAGACTGGGGCAACTTAGATCTGCGTAACACCATTCAAGTTGATCCTGCACCCAGCTTTCCAGCTCGAACTTCGTGGTGTGCGGGTTGTACTCATTAAGGATCCTGGACACTTCCTGGCTTATCGCTAAGCGTTCCATCGTTATTGACTTCCGTCCAGAAGCGTTTCCCTCCAAAAATCTTATTGCAGATCCGCAGTTTGCCATCGTCGCCGAGCGATAGGTCGCCCAGTTTTACCTCGCGTGCGAGCTGTGCTGTCTCGTATTCATAAAACTCTATAATTTCTTGTATGTCTCTTTTGTCTTTTTGTTGTTTGGTGAGCACAGGGGACGCTTCCTAGAAACAATTTTCAACGTAGAGCATCTTGAAACAAGCCCGC